GCCCTCTACACCTGCACCCTTACCACCCTCGACAAGAGTTCTCTTAAACGCTCCTGCGTCTATTGGTTTCAGCAACTTACCAACAATAAAGTAATCAGCCACGAACTCACTAGCCAAGTTTGCTGCAGTGGCACCGATTGCGTTTCTTAGATTTACTTCGCCGCCTGCTTCACGCTGTTTTTCTATGGCTTCCGCAAGGAGTTCAGGCGCAGCCATAGCTGTTGTATAGCCAGTTGCAGCCGCACGTCCAAAGGGGCCACCTACCAGTGTACCTACTGTTTGTATGGCTAAATCTTTTGCCTCAGAGCCTATCTGCTCACCCGCAAAACTTGCTGCTGTGCCAACACCTTGAATATCTCTAAACCCAACGGATGGGTCTTCAGCCTCAAGCCTAGCAAGCTCCGCTTCCGCAGCTTCTTGCTTTGCTCTTGCCTCTTCAGCATCAAATCCAAGAAGTCTTCCGATGCCTGTGTCTGCAAGTGCTTCCTGAACAACACCAAAAGAACGCTGTCTTTGAAATGGTTGAGACTCAAAGCCGCGCATAAACGCAGTCTTATCCTGCTCTTCTGCTTCAGCTAGTGGGTCTTGGCCTTGGGTGCCACCAAATCTACTCTGGATAAACTGATCAACACCTAGTTCTTTTTGAACTAAGAACTGATCTATTCTTTGCTGCTCTTCTGGAGTTGGCTGATCGCCCGAAATGTTTACAGAATACGTTCTACCGTACCTTGGCCCCTGTACTTGGATAACACCCATTTATAGCCTCCAGATTAAGACGTAACATCTGCGTCTATAACACCAGTTTTTATTCTAGAAGTATATAGATCATTCAGCTCAGAAAGTATTGCCGCAATATCAGGAGATATTTTTGATGGATCGTTTCCTATAACTTCACCTGATAGATCATCCTTAATTGCGCTCTGATTTTCTGCGATTTTTCCGTAATAATCCAAAGCAGCATTTATTTCAGACAAGGAAGCTGTCTTAGGGATAGACCTTTTGCCAAGCGATGCCTGACGATACGCCGCCAAGTCCTTAGCGGATTGTATTTTCTGCTGCGCACCAAGAAGTCCAAGTATATCTTTGTCGTATTGGCTACGTGATTTCTGCATTGCACCAAGACCTGCAAGCCCCGCCTCACCTAACGCACCACCCAATGTTGGATTCTTGGATGACATCAATGCCATACCTGTCTGGGCAAGTGCCAACCACTTATCAGCTTCTGCACTCTTCTCACGATCAGCAAGCATCTTCTCAATACGAGATTCAATAGAACCAAATCCTGCACCACCGCGTGGAGTTGTCGGCTTATTGTCTCCACCACCGTCACCATCACCGCCGCCATCGCCATCATCTTTAACTGCAGGTGTTCCAAATCCACGAAGCTTTTCTTGCTCAACAAATTCTTCAATGCCGCTTGTTGTAACTGGCAGTGACAATGCGGCAGCTACCTGTTCTGCTTGCTCTGATGGAGTCTTAGCTTCTTCTGTTACCTGATCTGGGGTAGAAACATCTATAGTTGGCCGACCTTCATTAGGCATAGGTATGCCGACATCAACGCCTTCAGATGAAGAGCCTGTACCAGTGAACTCATCAGCGACTGGAATGCTGCGCAAGAAGTTGGCAACCTCACTTAATTTTTCGTTTGGTGTCTTTCCGCTGACCACTCCAGGAAGTGAATCAAGTAAGTCGGGTGTTAAATCAATAGACTCTTGAGTAATTTCATCTACGCGGAAACTTGGATCAGGAACCATAGTAGGATCAGCAAAGTCCACATCTGGTCTAACCATGCCAGTTGTTCGAGCAGCCCTGCGCATCAGGTCTACCTCAGAGAGAGGTGCAGGTGCAGATGCATCAAAGTCTACAGCCTTATTGCCGCTCATCTCAGATACCATATCTGCCAAAGGCACAGCACCTGCCAGTCTGGCAAGCTCCAGTTGAGCATCTTCTTCAGTTCTCTGATCTTCACTTGCAAATCTAGGGTCTACGTTAGGAAGGAAGCCTTGTGATTCAATATTGGATTGCATTGGGCTTAACGGCATGTAGCTCATTACATCGGCACCCTCACCACCAGAAGGAATGCCTTTCATGACACTCATGTCTGGTCTGTACTCATCCATAAATGCACGACCAAGCGGATCAAGACTTGCTATGCCACCAACACTAGGGTCTTCTCTTGTACCTGCTGCTTGTCTCTGCTGAAGGCTTCTGCGGATAGGGTCATCTGCAGCATAGGCCATAGGATCGAGGTCTACTTGAGACAAGGATGTCAGTTGCGTCTGGGCATTAGCGCCAGAAACTTGTGAAGAATCTAAACCAGAAAGAACACGCGATCTTTGATCCACAGGAATATATCTTATTGCTCTTGCTGCTTCACTAGCAGACTTGAAGTCAGGATAAATTCCTGTTCCCGAAACTCTTTCACCATCTTGAACAAGGATATACGTGCCATCTTGACCAGTAGGCTGCGCAGATATTGCGCCACCCTGCTGCATCTTAACAACGCCACCATCAGCCATCATCTGTGGTGCCTGTGTCGGTTGGACTGGCGCTGACATTCCCATACCTGTGTTTTGTGCAATTGAACTATTTGGGTTCATTGCCTTAGACACCTGCATGATTCCCTCTTGTGGCGCACCTGCTGCAGTGACGACCTCTTCTGCTACGGTCTTCATGTCTGCGTTTTGCTGACGCTGATAATCATCACGCATACGCTTACGGCGTTTTAGTTCACTCAGGACAAGAAACTGTGGTGCAGTACCTGTCGGCATCTGCATCTCTTTCATTAGTGCGTTGTCTGGTAAGTCTTTTAAGCTGTCCTGAATCTCAATTATGTTCATTACTGTAGACCTTTATATAGACCAAGTGCTGATATCCCTGCTCCAAGAGCCTGTTGTACTGGATTGTAAGCCGCAAAGCGTTGCTGCTCCACATCTGGAGTTACTGGTACGCCGCGTAGAATACCTGCATATCGTTCGTACTGACTGATCGGATAGTCACGCTGACGCACAAAGTCTTCATATTTTAGGTCAAGAAGTGCCTGATCCTCTGCACGTATGCCGCCGCCAAGAGCTTCTAGTAGCTGCGCATTCTGGATGTCTGCTGCACGGCCCCGCTCACCAATACCCATGAGTCCAGTGCCAAGACTTGCAAGATTCCCTGCGCCAGTGCCAAGCGCATTATAAGCATCAAGACCAAAACCTGAACCGTACTGGCGAGAAGCTTCTTCGGCAGCTTGTATTCTTGCGAGTTCTGCTGCCTCAGCCGCTTGCAATCTACCTCGTTCCGCTGCAGTGGCACCCTCGTATCTGCCAAGCTCGCCCGCAGCACCCAGTTGTGTTCTAGCTAACTCACCTGCCTCGCCAGTCTGAACTCTACCAAGCTCACCCGCCCGACCTGCTTGTACCCGTGCAAGTTCAGCAGCCTTATCTTTTTCTGCCGCCATACGTGCTGCACGATCTGATTCAAACTGACCAGCCGCTTGTTCATATGCGGACTGCAATCCTCTGGCTTCTATATCCTGTAACTGCTCATTCATAGACCTGCTTGCTAAAGCTTCTGTAACTGCAGCGCGAGACCCACCAAATGCACCTTCGCTTACAGCTTGAGCAGCGCGTTGGTTTGCTTGACGCGCATAATCTTCTTGCGCACTTTGCTTTTGTCTCTCAACAACAGCTTGCATGTAGGGAGACATGTATTGCTCAACAGCTTCACCAATGAACTGTTGTGGCTCCTCAAACTCATACTCATTGTAATTAGCCATACGGAAATCAGAGTATGGGTCAAACTTAGCTTGAGAAAACTCAGTCTCTTGAAAGCCGCCATAAGGATCAAACTGACCTGTCTGATAGTCAGCTAAACCACTAATCCCTGCAAGTGCATCCCTTTGATAACCAAGAGCATCCATTCCAGCACCAACGGCCTGTCGCATTCCTGGGATTCCAGCGCCCGTAATATTCCTAATCATATCACGAGAAGCCATGATATCTTGATAGTCACCTGATCTGGCTAAACGCTCACCTTCATATGGTTGATAGGTTGATTCACCCGCTAAGTCTCCATAGCGTTCTGGATCGTCTGGGTAGAACGGCATAGTTGCCTCTTCGGCACCCTGAAGAAGCCTGCGAAAATACGGGTCAGCATATTCAGGCAGGTTTGTTGTTCTTTGAGTGGTATCTGTTGGTGTTGATCCGCCCTTGCCCATCTTATAACTCCATACGGTAAGCTATGTATTCAGGATAAAAACCATATTTCTTCAAAGCTCTACCCCAACCTTTTCTGCCGTAGCCTTCTAGATGACTACATCCTAACTCATTTGCATACTTACGCATAGTCTCAACTAATTGATCCTGCCATTCATTCATGCGCGTTCCGCCTACCCAGTCTAAGGCCAAGGCTCTTCGTTGAGGATATTCAATAAGTCTTGTCGTAAAGGCAGCGATTACATCATCCTGCTCGTCTATGACAACCCATAAAGCATAAGTGCCGTTGTAAGTTAAATCCAATATATCTATTGTAGTCGATCTATCTTTTACGGTAGCTACGCTTTTCTCTAATACCCTAGCAACGTCCTTCCATACATGACCTACTGCCTCTGTTGGCACCAAGCTTACTCTCACTATCCCACCATTTGTTGAAGTTTCTTCGGAGCTTCCTCTTCGGCACGGTTAACAATATCAAGGAACCCACCACCGTATGCCTTCTCTAAAGCATCAGTGGTCTTCTTCCTCAAAACGAACTCCCCATCAGACAAGAGTACATCTTGCTCCCCCTCAAGTGTAGCAGGAACCATATCGTCTACACCAGAACCATCTCCTGGGCCACGAACCATTCCCTTCTCACCTTCCTCAAAACGAGCGACAGTGTCATCTAGTTCTCCCGACTGCACTCGCCCGACAAGATCGCGTAGTGCATCCTCGCCGTACTTCTGAACAAACATAGCAAGTGCTATCTCTGGCTGCTCAGACATTCCTTTAATTGCTTCGATAGCCTCAACGATGACATCCTTTTCGTTCATGCCATTGGATTCCATCATTTCATCTATTTCAGCTTCGCCACCTTCTTGCATGTACCGCAATCCCATCAAGCCACCATCTGCATAGTAGTATGGATACTTTGGCTCATAGTCTTCTGGGCGTGGTGGCCTCTGATAACTGAAGTAGTTTGCTTCACCAGTGCCGTCAGCCTCAGCGTCAGGGTTATATGTGCGGATCATTGGGTTCGGCATGGGTGGGGGATTCTCATCCCGCTTCTTATTCTTCATCTGATCTTGCATTTGAGAAGCATCTGAGTAGACCTGCCCCATATATGCACCAGATAACAACCCAGGCTGCATAGCACCAGCCGCTGCGTTTTGAAGGTTAAGACCCCCAAGAGATTCAACATTTGTCGGAAGACCCTGCAAGAACTTAGACCCATCAATAGTCCCTGGGATGTTCTGTGTTATTGGAGTTGACGTTGCCATTTTGTCTACAAAAGTGGATTCTCCAGCACCGCCGCCACCCATAGAGCCAAGAACCTTAGCACCCAAGCCTGCTGCTAAACCTGTTTTAAGCCCCTCTCCCAAGTCCCCTGTCTGTATAAGAGAGCCAAGACCAGCACCTAAACCACTAAGCATTGGAGCAGACATGCCACCTAAAAAAGTACCAAGCGTACCCGTAAGCATTCCAGAACTAGCTAAAGCGGGTAGTCCCATACTGAGCAAGAAAGGTAGAACCATAACAATCTCCAAAAGTTCAATTGAACTTTAACACTTATCCTCTAAACGATCAATTCAAAGTGAGGCCCGTCAATAAACGGACGCTTACCCTGTGATCTACGTAGGTCAACATATGCATTCATCGCGTCTTCCATTGTGCCATCCCACTCACGAATATCGAACGGATACCCATGACCTTCGACAGCCCAAGCTGCGCCCCAACATACACCGACACCAACTTCTTCAGCCCCGCGTTTCATCGCGTCAGCTATCTCATCATACAGATTTAACTCCCAACGCCCTGCAGGAGTCATTGATCCATCGTAGGCCATTAGGTCAACTGCCACACCGTCTAGGTGCTTGGACTTCATAGTCTTTGACGCACCCTTTGCTACCAATGCACGTTGCTCTTCGATGGTTCTGAGTCCACAGATAACAGAGAAGTCTTGCTTCGACTGACCTATAGCCGCACGGACAACTGCTTGCATGCGCTCATCAACACCTTCTAGCTTCTGTACGCTACGATTTCCTAGTTTATACGGCATTACTTTCTCCCAAAAAACTTAGTTGCTGAACGAATACCAAAGCTGGCAGCGACGATAACGCCCAATGTATACTGATACCAGTCTGGCATGACCTCTAATGCTGAGAACCCCTCAGATGTTATTGTGCGCCCCCATTCCCCACAAAAGCTGAGTATCAATGGGATGCTAAATAAGATAGTGAGCCACTCGTCCTTCCAAGAGTTCTGAGAACCCTGTGCCATCAGACGCTCCCAGTCGGCTTCTGACGTAGCGGCACTTTTCATTATGGTCGCTTTCGCTTCCGCCTCTACGAGCTTGAGGTTTGCCGATGCAGCCTGTGCATCAGCCTTACCTTTTAGCCATCCGCCTGCTAACTCAGTTAGCGGCCCTATCAGAGCTTGCAACATTCTTGCTCTCCTTACCCATCCAGATACCAAAGCACCCTGTAAGCGCACCCATACACACGGATACAAGCCCACTCTGCTGCACTGTCGGGTCAGGTAGACCCATATACCAGTGAACCGCTTGGTAGGTTAAGATTGTGACAACCAACATCATAAGTCTGGGGAATATTTTATAGTCATCAATAATTGTAGCTGGCATTACATAGACCCTTTACCGCCGAACCTAGACCCCATCATACCCAAGCCCATCTGGGGTGTTGTAGGTTGTGGCATCTGACCACCGCCCTTACCACCAAACGGAGAAGGTCTTTGCATGGGTGAATACATTGGCTGTTGTGGCCTTGTCATGCCGCCACCCTTGCCACCTAAAGCTGGAAGCCCACCGCCATAGAAAGGAGGTCTTTGCATAGGTGGTTGAGGGAAGAAAGGTCTCTGCATAGGTGGTTGAGGCGGGAATGGCATGAACGGTTGCCGACCTGGGTCTAACTGCTGACCCATCTGTGGGGGTGGGAACATCACAGCAGGACGCGCAACATTTTGGTTCATTTGATCGAACCTACTCTGTGCCATTTGCCGATCATACATTGCTTGCCTCATAGGGTCTGGCCCAGCAGCCATGCCACCAGCACCAGTGCCTCTGGTTGGGTCTGCACCCATCTGGTCTTGAGGAGCTTCCTGTGTTGGTAAACCAACTGCACCTTTTAGTATCTGCTCTGCACCCGCTTGGTCGCCTGTCTTTGAAAGATATTCACGAGCATCATTGGATTTCAAAGATGTATCTTCAAGACCAGCACTTGCCTTCAGCATTGCCATGCCTTCTGCCGCTCTACCTTGCTGTATAAGTTCTCTTGCACGGGCAGCAGATGGCGGCTCTTGCGCAGGGGGTAAACCCATGCCGCCATAACCAGTGCCTTTAGTCGGGTCAAAACCCATTTGATTTGTAGGCGTTGGATTAAACATTTTCTGATATCTGTCGTAGCCGCTTCGCAAGATTCTTTCACTACTAGAGTTTGGCCCCATATCCCTTGGCAAAACCCCAGGATAGTTCCTGCTATATTCTTCAAATGACATCATTTCGCCAGGGTTATCGCCCCTTTGAGGTGGGGCTGACTGAGGCCTATCACCTAACCAAATTGGGTTGGAAAGACGTGGTTCTTCTGGAACGCTACCGCGTCTAGGTGGATAGCCCCCTGGCCCCCGTAAAAATTGATTGCCAAACCTTCTATTCATGATTGGAACAACTGATCTGCCGAAAGACCTACCCATTATAAAACTCCTCCGCCTAGCCCTTCAGGCATTGTGATAGAAACACTAACATGTCTCTTAGTTTCATCTGACCAAGGCTGACCGCACTCTGGGCATTCCTTGGCATCATCAGGAGCGACAGTATTGCACTCCTCGCACTCTAAAGTTTGTTCTGACTTTGATTCCATCATGGTGCCACCTTCAGTGTTCCGCTATCATTCCATACAGTTCCTGATTCCAAACCTGTAGCAGAAGTTGGGAGATTTGTCAGCACTAACGTTGTATTCCTTCCTGCCCCAGGGTTTCTCTGATCCTGAACAAAAAGCGAAAAAGCTCTTATAACTTCACTAAAATACTGCTGGCTATACTCAGCAGGTGGGACGGGGAAATATGGTGCTACTGTATCTGGTGATGCCATTATTTTCTCCCATCTGGCCTGATGTTTATACGTGGCGAACCAAGTCTCCAAGCCACGCCAGCAGCATCGGAATCAATCTTAAAGGTCATTGACCTACCCCTAAGCCTTACAAAAACTTGCTCAGTGAACTGCTCTACTGGCACAGAGGCAACCTTAGACACAGCTTCAGCATCTGTCTTTGTATAATTACCCCCAGGGGCGTTCCTAGCTTTTAGCGTCATGTTAACAAGTGGAGTTGCTGCAGTAGAATCTCTGAATGTCACATCAGGTATAATCTTATCCACAAAGCTAAAGTTGTAGCCGTCATCAATATCAAATTGGCTAGACTCTATGTAAGCAGAAATAGCGGAAGCTGGGCTTGTACTGCCATCATCGATGCCGTTTTCATGGTAATACAAATGTCCATCTAGTGCCGCACCAATTGGATAGTCAAAGACACCGCGATCAATCCACGCTGTCCTTGTCATCGATCCAACGTACCAGATGTTCTGATCGTAATTATACACAACGTAGCTATCTATATTGTTGTCTGCATTCGTTTCATCTGTTGATGGGTAAAACCACCACACTTCAGAGTACGAAGTATTAACAGAAGCAAAAACTTTTTCCTGCTGGTTTATATCAAACCTACTAAAGACATAATCTTTAACACTGCATGGAAGCTTTTGAACTGAACCTGTATATACATAGAACTCATTGCGCCCCATCCAGAAGACACTATCACCCACTGGCACAGCAGCTTTTGGAGACATGATCGTCGTGTTTTGAGATACAGTTGTTAAACCAAATTGGTTAGGTGGCCCAAGAAACTGCAAAGTACTCAAAGATGTATCTGTAAACACAAGTGTTTGCTGTCGTGTTTCAACGGCTTGTATAATCTCAGAGCCTGATCCAACGGGTAAGTCCCCCGCTGTATTTGTTGTGCTTGTGATATCCCAATCAGTTAAGCTGCCTTGAGATGAGAAGCGTATTAGTAATGGGTCTTGATCAGAAGAACCTTGAGCATTACAGCCAAAGGCAATGATGTGTCTATTTGTATCTGACACTAAAACTTGCTTTGCGACTGTAGGTGTTTGAGAAGCACCTCCAATTGACGAAAGCTCTACAGCACGATTAAAACTAGAACTCGACGCACTTCGATCCCAGTAATAGATACCACCATTTCGCACATTTATGAGAAGGTCTTCTCCAAAGTTGTCGTGAGTCCATAGACGCAGCTTATCTGTAACAAGACTGATGCTTGCAGAAGACCCCCAAGTACCACGGTTAAAGGGGCCAACACCCCAACCCGTACCAACAACAGAAGTGTCCAGACCAACATTAATTTGATACGCGCCAACAGTTGCAGTGCCGCCGCCAGGACTTCCCGATACATCTGAAGAATTTGCGTTGACAAGAGTAGGCGTAAGAACACCGTCAATTGTGATCTCATCTATCGTGGCAACTTCTCGTGCTTGTATCTTGTAGTTGTCGTCGTCAACAATCTCTACAATTTGGTATTCTTGATTTAAAATATCAGCAGTGATGTTTCCCCCTAGAGAAACGGCACCACTAAACGTAACAAAATCATATTGCACTGCGCCATGTGCGGTGTCGTTGACTGTCAGTGTTGATGAATCAAGTGTCGCAGAAAAAGTTACATCCCCTGCAGCCGTTGTCGCGCGTATGGGAGTTATGTCGTTATATGCACCCCCCTGCTCGATGTAGTACTTCAAGTGAGTGCCTACCCCCACAAACTCAGAGTCATCTGTTGCTCTCCACGCATGCAATGCACGGCAGCTCCCCAAGAAAGACTTAACATAAATGCGTATCCAGCCACCAATCTTCTCTGGGAACCCAGAACGAAACCTGACCTTATCGCAGTCGTACCAGCCGCCTTCGTTTGTATAGGAAGTCGTTTCTTTATTGATCCCAGGATTGAACTGTAGCTTTGATAAAGGCATTAGACGTTACCCTCTGTGACAAGGAATCGTGTCGCGCTCAAAGCCCTTCCGACTTTTCTACCGCTGGCACTTGATGTTGTAAGACTACCATCATCTGCAAGGTAATACACGGAGTTTGTAGTCAACCCTGTTTGATTTGTATCTACATACCCTCTTGTCTGTATAAACCCATCTGCCGTATCTGATATTGCTTTTGCTGCTATTCCCAACCAGTCATCTGCGTTTGCGGAAACCGTGGTTACTGTGGACACAGTGCCATTAGAATTAAGAGCAACAACATCTCCAGCAGATATCGCACCGCTTGCTGTATACTCCTGAACTGTCTGAGTGGCGAAAGAAAGCGTTCCAGAACCATTTGTTATGACTATCTGGTTCGCCGCGCCATCTGATGTAGGCAGGGTAAACGCAGTTACAAATGACTGCAAGTTTGCATCATAGGCTAGAATATCTGTCCCAATAACAGTGCCTAGTGCTGTCCTTGCATCAGATGCCGTAGATGAACTCGTACCGCCATCGGCAACAAGAAGATCGGTTATACCTGTAATCGTGCCACCAGTAATTGATACAGTAGACCCTAGAGAAAACGAATCTGAAACATTTACACATTGCGCACCAGACCCAGCACCGTCTGCGTATATAACACCATTTTTATCTGCAGGAACCGTAGCATCTCCACCTGTACCCTGCGTAAAGGTTAAGGTCTGCCCAATGTTATTCACAATGTAGTAGGCTTTACCAACTGTGTTTGGACTAATCGTAACCGTAACGCCTGCAGAAGGAGAGCCATTAAACTTTATAACACTAAAATTACCAGTGGATAGAGTGGCATCCGTTGTTGTAAGCGTATATGTTGTATCGCTTGAAGATATAGCAACATTGACGCTGCCATCTAACGCACGATCAATAGTGTCAAAGTTTAGGTTTAGAGAGTTGCCCCATTCGCCACTCTCCTCGCCATCAGCAACTTTCTCTATTGCAAGATTTGCTGTAAAGGTACTTGACATTATGCGTTTCCTTCAGTCACCAGAAGTTCTGTTGCAGATATAGCCTTTCCTATTTTGCCGTATGTTGTTGATGTAGAGGACAGCGCACCTGTTGACGAAACATAGTAAACTGTTCCCGCTGTTAAACCTGATTGTTGATCATTGACCCCGCCAACAACTGTGACCAATCCAGAGCCTGCATCCGATATTGCTTCAGTAGAAACGCCAACCCAATCACCTGCATCTGTTGTTACAGTTGGGGCGGTTACCACAGAGGTTCTGTATTCGCTTGCATCATTCGCGGTATCTGAAGTTGCGTAGATTATCTTATTGTTTGTACCGTCTACAACTGCAGCCATTTCAACATTTGATGTGCCAGTGCTTAGTGAAGTTAAGGCCGCTGCCGTTCCAAAGGTATAAGAATTTCCTGAATCATAGCTCGCTACAGATAGCTGCGCTGTACTATTGTAACCAGATGTAAAATGGTACAATCGATTGGAGTTAGAGTCATATAGAATTTCTCTTCTCTGGTTTGTCGTAAACGACAGTGCAGATGTATTTCTCGCGCCCGTGTCTGAACCAGACGCTTTTATATAAACAAATTCACCTTGAGCAGCGGCGTATCGATTGGCAGATGAATCATATGCAATGCTCATAGCTTCGTAACCAGAGCTAGATATTGTTGATGTATTCATATTAACTTGGCTTATAACGTTTATGTCTGCTCCGACTGTATCAACCTCTAATTCAACAAGAGTACATCCACTAAATCTGTCTTCAGTCCTGAACATAAACGCAAAATAGCCGTCATCACTATTATAAACTAAATTTGATATAGCAACTTCATCACTTATATTAACGCTATACTGGTAGTAGCTGTAATTTGAACTCCAAGTTATGCCGCCAGACCCATCAGAAACTCCATAAACTAAATATACACGAGGCACAGAGTTTCCAGTCGAAGCATCTCTAACGATAACAATATATACAAATCTATTGTTTGTAGGATCATACCCTAAAGATGCAGGAAAATTGCTGGAATAATCTCTTGTCATGTAACCTGGAGATGCACTGTAAATATAGCCTCCCCCAAAGTTTGTTGGCACAGATATAGAGCTTGAACCGAAAGTAATCGTAGTACCTGAAACGGTAGCTGTGAATATTCTTGGATCGCCCAAAGAACATAATATCTGGACTTCGTTGCGATCTGTATCAACAACTGCATCTCTTACTATATGGGCCGAAGGGCTTGCATAGCCCGTTGATACAGTTGATGCTGTCGCCCAAGAAATAGAAGTGCCGCTTACTGTGCCTACAGCTCCATACAATGTAGAACTTCCAGAAGCTGGCCTATCAATCCAGAATGCAAGAATTTTTCCACTATTCGGTTCATGTACCAACGCAACAGGTTCAGTCACATCTAAACCATAAACCGCTGAACCTATGGATGGCGCACTATCACTTTGGCTTACAGTGCTTACTGTTCCATCTGTGTTTAAGACAACAACATCTCCTGCGGAAACTGCACCTGTGGCAGTAAAGGTTGTAGTTCCTGCCACCCTTTGAGCTTCAAAAGATAACGTTCCAGACCCGTTTGTCGTGAGAACCTGATTGGCTGTGCCGTCTGATGTAGGCAACGTGAAGGCTGTAACAAACGACTGAAGGTTTGCGTCATACGCAAGTACGTCTGTACCTATCGCTACCCCTAAGTTTGTTCTGGCATCTGATGCAGATGAAGCTCCTGTCCCGCCATCAGCAACTGCAAGATCAGTAATGCCCGTAATAGAACCGCCTGTAATAGTAACATCACTAAAGGATAGGTCACCTGTAATGTCTGTAACTGCAGCACTTGCACCTGCGCCATCACAGTAAATGATTTTGCTTGTTCCGCTTGGAACAGTAACATTTGCACCAGAACCTTGCGTAAAAATAACATCCTGTGCAGTTGTGCTATTCTGCACGATATAAACCTTTTGAGAATCTGATGGAGACACCGTTATAGTGTGGTCATTGTCAGGTGTACCCGTAAGAACCAAGACACGGTACATTCCGTCCGACAATGTTCCGTCTGTCGTGGACAAAGTGGACGTTGCGCCAGAAAGTGCAATTGAACCAATTCCGCTGATTGCACGGTCAATGATATCAAAGTTCGTGTTTGTTACAGCGCCCCAACTCGTCGGCAACGCGCCAGTAGCAATCTTATAAATCCCTGTGTTCGTTGTATAGGTTGCCATCTACTTTACCTTTACGCTGCTATGTCCGTCCAAGTTGTCCCTGGGTTAGGAGATATATTATTCCAAGTTGTACTATCCGTTGGATCAATCTCACTCCAAGTTGTTCCTGGGGACGGTGTAATTCCTCCCCACACTATCACAGTTCCTACGACTCCGTCACCCTCTACTCCAACAGGAAGTACATTTGCGCTTCCGCTTACCGTAACATCACCCACCTCGCCTGTGGCTGCAACACCCGCGACATCGACAGTGATGTTAATTTGAACTGTAACTTGACCTACTTCACCTGTGGCTGCAAGGCCCGTTGGTTCGACAACCGCGCTACCCGTAGCAATGACCTCGCCTATAGCACCTGTGGCCTCAACGCCAGTAACGTCTAGATTTGCGTCCGCGATAATCGTGACATCACCCACGGCACCTGTCGCGGCAACACCTGTGACCTCTATATCGACATTAATTGCTACGGTAACGTCACCAACTGCGCCCGTTGCCTCAACACCCGTGACACCTACAACAGCATCACCTGTGACCGTAACATCACCGACTTCCCCTGTCGCGGCAACGCCTGTAACATCGGTCTGAGCAGATGCTTGTATTGTAGGAGTGCCAAGTTGCGCAGTCCCTGCAACGCCTGTTACGGTGAACAGAGCGTCACCAATAACGGTGACATCGCCCACGGCTCCCGTTGCCTCAACACCCGTAACGTCAACGATCTTCGGAATGTTGATTTCAATAGTGCCAATGGCACCTGTGGCAGCGACACCTGTAAGATTAACGACAGCATCGCCCGTAATTGTTACGGAACCAACGGCTCCTGTGGCTTCAACACCATTGACAGAAACCGCACTACTGGCGGCTCCTGCTCCTGCGTAGGTGTCTCCCGAATATGGGAAGAAGCCAAACATTTACCTATTCCTCTTCACACATTTGCTTTTTCAATTAGTATTTCCGTTGCGGATATAGCCTTACCGACCTTATACGTTCCAGATGTAGAAAGACCGCCAGAAGTGTTGGCGTAGTAAACTGTTCCAGCCGTCAAGCCTGATTGCTGATCGTTTGTACCAGTAAATATAGTTATTGTTCCTGTGGCTCCACTTGAGATAGCAGCAGTCGCAATACCCACCCAGTTTGCAATGTTGCTTGAGGAAACAACACTTACTGTTCCAGCCGTATTTAACGCCACTACATTACCAGCAGATATGGCACCAGAAGCCACAAAGTCATACGTGCCGCCGCCGCCGACCCCTGCTGCTGAAATAGATGCAGCAGTTGTAGCATCCACAGAGGCTATGTTTGTTAACCCCTGAGTATCACTAATTACTTGTGTGCCGCCTACTTGTATAGCCATTAGACATTAGCCTCAGTAATAAGTAAATCTGTTGCAGACAAAGCTTTTCCTACCTTATAGGCACCTGCTGTTGTGGACAGCGTTCCATCGGGGGAGACATAATAAACAGAACCTATCGTCAAACCTGTTTGCTGGTCATTTACACCACCTAAAACAGTTATTGAACCTGAAGCTGTGTCAGATATTGCTTGCGTAGACACTCCTATCCAATCAGCATAATTACTAGGGGCTAATGTAGCTGTGACATACGTCATCGTAGTGGAAGAAGTATCTCTTCGCCTATATACAGTATAAAATTGGTTTGCGTTTGAGTCGTATGTAACGGCTGGATACTGGCTTGGATAATAAGTATCCTCTAAACTTGCAGCCGTTCCAATTGAAAACGAAGTACCAGACATAGTTGCTGACACCCCTTGAAGGTAATAAGGAGAAGTACTGGGAACAAAGGAAACAAAAAATTTACCAGCAGAAGAACTGTACTCCGCACCAAGACTGGTGGCACCAGCTATGCTACCTACAGAAGCTGCCGTACCAAAACTAAGAGAAGTACCGCTTATTGTTACAGCATACGCAGATAGAGTTGGATAATTAGTTGAAAACAAACCTATTTTATTATTTATAGTATCGTAAACTGCTTTTTTTGCATAAACAGTACCACTGTAATATGTGGTAATTGACCCTAAACTTATAGATGTACCACTTACCGTTGCTACAAGAGCTTTTCCATAGTTACTGTTGTTGTTGTCACTGTAAAACATAGCAACTTTATCTTCGTCGGGATCATACACACAGGCATTAAATTCTGGTTCATTTGAAGTAAATTGAACAGACGTTCCAAAGCTTATAGATGTACCACTGACAGTGCCTACAATTGCCCTGCCTGTTTCATTGCCAAAATTATACATGGCAGTAAACTGTACAAAGACTTTGCCGCTGCCCATATGAGCAGCAGACATATAACCCCCTGCAAGTTCTCCAGTATCTACCTCTGACCCCCAACTTATAGTTGTACCACTGCTGCTGACGGTTCCGACTCTTGCATATAAATTACTGCTTTGACCCCAAAAGGCTACAATCTTACCACTGCCCACGTAAACAATTTCAATATCATAACTCAACTGCGAAGAAGTGTCGGGTGAGTTGTCGCCCCCCCAAGTAACTGTAGTTCCACTAATACTGCCAACACGGAGTTTAAAATAGTTACTTTCTTTATAGGCCGTTAAGACTCTACTATTTGTATCGTCATATATTAGCCTAGTGCCACTATAAAACGATTGATTAGGTGTGCTGTAAACACTCGCAACTGTCGCAGGTGAGGTGTAACTATCCGACCCTTCTGCAACAGGACTCACTGTCCCATTACTGTTTAAAGCTACAACATCACCAGCAGAAATTGCACCATCAGCAGTAAAATCTACAGTACCACCGCCACCTACACCAGCCGCACTAATAGAAGCTGCTGTAGTTGCATCAACAGAGGCTATGTTTGTTAACCCCTGCGTATTGCTAATTACCTGTGTACCGCCTACCTGTATAGCCATCTTCGTGTTACTCCACTATTAGCCTTTAAGTTCCGCAACCTCTGCCTTGAGTTCATCAATCTGGGTTTGTTGTTCTTTGATTGCCTCAACCAAGTGGCCTATCATGCCAACATAGTTGATAGACTTCATACCTGTTTCTTCATCTGTTTGCACAACATCTGGTAAGATAGGCTCTACTTGCTGGGCGATAAAGCCGTGGCCTCTTGTGCCAGTGTCCTTCCAATCAAAAGATACACCTTCAAGCTGCGTAACATCTGCTAGTGCATTCTGAATGGGCTGGACGTTATCCTTCAGTCGAGCATCTGATGTGCTGTTTAGATCACCCGTAACCAGTACGTGCGGTGAACTGTTTTTTACTTCAAGACGTTCTGAGCCACCAACAACTACACGCCACTGATCTGCTGCGTGAAATTGATTGTACGTATTTGTATCATTATAGGCTGCAACACCATTTAAAACATATAAATACCCATTGCTATCAAATCTTGCTTGGTTTTGATTATTTGGCCTAATAAATACATCGGAACCAGTGCCAGCTTGCACATAGGTATTTGTGTCTGTATCCCCTTGTACAATCATGTAATCGTTAACGCCTGCAGCACTACGTTTTATGCCATGAAATTGAGCATCAGAGGCATACGCATTTCCAACTAATAAGCCATTGGTTGAACCTGCTTTTTTATTAATAGGCCCGTAAGTGCTTTCTGTAGTTAAAACCTCCGAATCACTATAATACAATGCGACATATGCGTTGGCTCCACTAAAATCACATCTTAAAGCATTACGGTTTACACCGTCTGATCCTTCCCCTTGAAAAAAGAAATCGCCGCCAGAATGAGCAAAATTTTTAAAGATCATATTTGTACCATCAAAGTACTGACGATAATCGCTGCCAGTACCCATACGGAACGTCTTGTTGTCATTCATTAAGACATAGCCAGCACCGACCTCAATCTGCTCTGAATTAGCAGTCACAACACGCCATAAATTAGCTCCGTGGAACTGCATGTAAGTGTCAGTGTCACCATCGTGATAAATACGGTCACGTAGGTAGATGTCCTCAACATCGTTGATTACGTTTGCACCCAGTGTCAGTGTACCGTTGAGGGTCATACCCCCAAATGTTGGGCTGGATGTAGTAAGTACAGCTTGGTTAATAGAACCTGCAATGTCTACGCCATCAACTGTGCCTGAAACTGTAATGTCGCCTGTGACATCAAGGGGCTTTAACGCATCAATACTATCTTCATTAAGGGTCAAAATGTTTGTAAGAGTTGTAGCCGAACCACTAGTAACATTACCCAACAGTTCAAAATACATCTTTGCACCGCCAGCAGTTGCAACGTCCGTATTTACCTCAATCCTACCTGAAGCACCATTTTGTTCAGGTACACCAGCTTTGTGGTTAAAAGTAATATTAGCATTACCGTAGCCATCATTATTAGTCAGTGAAACGCCACCACTACCTCTGCCAGCAGTCAGATAACCACTCGTAGAATATTCACCTGTCCCAGACGTTTTAGCTGTAAGGTTATTAAACTGATGGGTGTGACTGTCATTCACAACGACAATCGCATTGTATGTGCCGCTGACATCACCGCCGAATGTGGTGCTTGTGTTTAGGTAGTAACTACCCTGCTGTCCATCTAGTGTGTCAGCATCTAGGCCAGAGCCAGCGCCATCGTTGTTTGATGTCCAATAAGTCCCAGAGTATCCACTTATATCTGTAGCGGTAGTAGCATTGCCACTCAATGTCGCCGTAATCGTACCCGCACTGAAGTTTCCTGACGCATCCCGCGCCACAACTTTAGATGCCGTATTTGCGGATGTCGCATCAACGTTAACCGTAACTGTACCAGACGTACCGCCGCCCGTAACATAATTACCCGCAGTAACACCTGTAATGTCACCCACATTTGTAGTATACCCAGCATCATTATTGAAGCCGCTGATGTTGATGTTGCCCTTGGTCAGCTTTCTTTGAACATTAGAAGTATTAACAACAGCAAAGAAATCTCCGTCTGCATCGGATGTTGATGTTGTCAGTTCGCTTAAATCCACTGCGACAGTGACGGTAGCCGTTTCACTTCCACCACCCGATACATCAATCAAGTTACCCGCAGTAATGTCTGCAACGTAGTTACCCGTGGTGTCTGTCCCAAGAGCTACAGAGTTTGCAGCAATCGTCGTTGCAATACTTACATTACCAGAGCCATCTACACCTGTCGCTGAACCAGTGACATCGCCAGTAAGGCTTACTGTTCTAGAGGTTTCCCAAGCAGTAGCGGTAGTAGCGTTGCCTACAAGATCAGCAGTAACTTGAGCGAACGTGACGTTGTCGGATGTTCCAACCGACTGCCCAATTGCAATATCGTTGGCATTGACTGTAACGCCTGTCCCCGCACCCACGGCAAAGGTAGTGCCTGTAAGTGTAAGACCATCACCTGCAGAGTAAACTGTAGTTTCAGCAACTTCAGAAAACACAATGTCAGTTGTGCCAAAAATAATTTCCCCAGATGTTGTCATAACATCTAGATGACCTGCATTTGTATCGCCTTCCTTAATAAAAAAGGCATCCCCTTCACCAAGAGCGTCTGGGTCGGATGGGCCATAGCTGTCAGCATCTGTGGCACGGGTAAGCACCCAGTTGGTTGATGCAGACCCTATATTTGTAACCGTATAAACGCCATTATGAGCTTGGTTGGTCTGATTTGATACAAGAACACGATCACTTACAACCATAGTCACGCTGTCAAGGACAAGCACAGCCTGAGTGCCTGAGTTAGTAAGCGTAGCACCTACACCTGACGTTCCGTTATCATAAGTGGCAGTCAGGTTACTTGGATGCTCTACACGAACAGGCGCATGATAATGTAGACCAGCCGCTGCAATCGTATCTACATACTGTTTTGTTGCGGCCTGTAAACTAGAAACGGGGTCTTGATTAAGTACTAGATTACCGCTTGCATCGAAGTGCGCTGATTTCCCCGCAGGTTGAGTAATGAAAACATCCGCATCGCCTGCAGTTAAATTTACTGCAGAGCCTGAGTTAGAACTCGCAAGCACCGTTGTACGAGCAAGAGTATTAGGTGTTCCCGTTGCAAAGGTTCCAAGCCCAACTTCCCATGCACCCGTGCTACCTTCAGTTAGGGCATAATAGGTCGTGTCTGCATTAGACAATGCAGTTCCAAAGGTTTGGAACCCCGCAGAGTTACCGTCTAAATCAAGCGCACCAGTGCCTGTTGTAGAGGTGGTTTGTTTTACACGATCCTTAACAACTAATGCCATCGCACCACTCTCCTAAATGTTTACTTACGCAATACGAATAATAGCAGTTGAAGCTCCAGCAGTTGGGAACGAAATCTGGAAATCACCGTTTGTCGCTGTCTTATCCGCCGTAAAGTCTAGTACTGCAACCGCATCGTTTGTCGGAGCAGAACCATCAGAGCGGTAGATCAACGCACCACGCGCAGTAAATGTAGACGCAGTAAAGATTTCATTATCAAAGCTCAGATACGCTGTTGTGCCACTTGTAGTGGGGTTAGTTGAAATCGTTAACGTACCGCCACCCGCTGCGTAATCGTTAGCCCCACCTGAAGTAGACGAACTTACTTCGTTTGTAGCATTGTAGTACTTTACGGTTTCATCCATATCAGTGCTGTCGCCGCCAAAGTTTGTGCCAGTTGCGCTGCTTGTATACAGAGCAATCTTAAAAACGTGAGTTGTGTCCGAACTAAAGTCAAAGTCTCCGTTAAGAAGACCCTGCTTAAAGGTCGTACACATGTAGCTGCTTCCATCAAAAGCCATAGTTAAAGTCTCCTTTACATTTCCATTCGGACTTGACCATCTCTATAGTCATCCCGCTTCAATCTCCCCTCACCAAGAACCATGAGCCTTTCCATAGCCTCAGAGTAGCGCTGCTGATACATCCCCAATACATCAGTTTCGCCTTTCATAAATACATAAGCTTCAAGAAGTGATCCATACAAAAGTGCTTCTTCTGCGTTATCACCAAGCCATGAAGTGCTTGTAGTGACTATTGAAGGCGGATCAAAGTAATAGTGCAATTGAACTTCATATGCAGAATCAGGAGTCGGCCCTAGTAAGAAGTGACCAGATGATGCAGGAGACTGAACATCCCCATCAAACTCTGCATAGTATTTTGGTAGTCCAGTTGTTGTTTTATTTGGGTAAGCTTCCCTAACAAAGTTAACGTCCTTCGGAAGAAGGAAGGAATAGTCACCAGAGCCATCAATAACCGCAATAGAAAACGGTGCCAGGAAGTCAGTGGGTCTTGATAAAAACCTATCGTTTGCAGCCATGTTGGCTGTTACGTTTTTCCGCAACTCTGGAATTAGCACAGTGCGGTGTATCTTCTGTTCTGTTTGCTTAACAAAGGTAGGTATCTGAGAAACAAAGGTAGTCTCTGTGTTCTCAGTATAGTCCTTGATCGCCTGTACTAACTCAGAATAGTTCATTTGAACTTATCCATCTCTCATATAGTTGCCGCCACGAGTTGCTGCGCCCATACCACGGCACTTTCCACCGCCTAAAGCGCCCAATATACCGCCACCTTTCATAGCAACAGGCTTCTTTTTCATCTTGCCACCGTACCCCTTTTTATTGAGCATCTCTTGCTCTTCCTTCTCCGCCTTCGGAGAAACATCTTTAAACTTTAGTCTTTGGCTTCCTTTGCCAAGTCTTTTCTTTGGTGCAGGCATCTTTAGTCTCCTTATGGTGTCTCAGTTACAGGGCCAGCATAAACATTAGCGCCGCCACCAGTCTCTACAGATGTGGCTGATTGGCTTAATGTTACAGTATATGTGTTCGTAGTAGAACTAATAATTGTATATCCAGAATCTCTGTTGAACAGAGAGGCACCAATGCCAGCAAAAGCTTCGGCTCCGTAGAACCTAACCGTGCCTGATCTTCCGTGATTATTCTCAGTCACAACAAGAGTTGTCCCGTTAACGGAGAACGGATTGTAATCTAGAGCTGCTGCTGTAGCAGGTTCCACACGAGGGTCTGGCCTTGGATCGCGCAAAGACTGCGGATCGAATATCTTTACTCTACCTAGAAAGTTCTGTGGCTGGTCTGGGTCAACAACGTCTTTACCCACAAGAAAACCAGTCTTAACGCCATTGTTAAACTCTGGCACAAGGTCTTTTAACTTGTATCTAAACCCTGTCTTGTCACAGAATCCGTAAGCGTATTTTGCTCTTGCGTAACTCATGCACCACCTATCATGAATGTATCATACGGAACAAACTTGATGGATGCTGTCTCCTCATCTTCTCCAGCAGCTAACTGAAACTGAAACTCGTATTCCTGTTTTAAAGCAGAAACTCTGTCAGCAACTTGTGGTTTCTTCATGGCTGTATAATAAGACAGACCCGCAACCAACGCTGGGACAAAGCGCGGCGGCACAGAAGATACAGTTGAACCTATCCCAGATGAAAGACCATCAATCCCTTTTAACCTGTAATACGAAAGTGTGTAAGTCGTCGTTGAGTCAGGCACAGGCCATAGTGTTACTTTGACTTCCGTTGGGAGCCTTTGGACGTAGATTTGGGTCGGCCTGCCTTGCGTGTTTTTGTTTGTTTGCTGGGCGTAGGTCGAGACACTGATCCTTTCGAGCGAGGTGTCGATTTGGTTGGTGCCTGTACCAGTCCTAACTTGATGCTCAATGAGGTCAATTGTGTCCGTAGGTAGCGTATAAGTTGCTGTGCCAGCCGTAATAGATAACGTGCCAGCTTCAATGGTAAAGAGATTAAGGCCACGGTTTTGCCACTCCAGTGTTAAAAGGTTTAAACTTCGACGTGCAGTTTTAAGGTCATAACCAGAACGCATCTCAAGACCCGCCCGTTCGTAGGCTTCCTCAAATATTTCTGGTAGGTCTGGTGTTACTACTGCCATGATCTTGTCCTATGTAACTACACTTCTGTGTCGTTTGGTTTTCTTTGCAATTTTTTTAGGTTGAGCCACATGCTGCTTACCTGCCTTAGTGCCTTGTCGTTTTGCTCGTGTGGTAGCTGCATACTCACTGCTGCTAAGAGACTTAATAGCCGAAGAAGGTAGATACCGCTCACCAGTCGCATTAGAACCTTGAGTGGACGGCTTGCCACTTTTAGTACGCCATTTCTGCTTTGTCCAAGACTTGAGGCTTTTCTGCGACTTCTTCAGTGCCATTAATCTTTATATCCACCCCCTGCTGCCTTGTATTGTTTTGCCAACATTTGGGCCTTACGAGCTGACCACTGCCCTGGTTTGCCACCTTTGCTGCCAGCTTTAATCTTATTAAACAGACGCTTACGCATACTGGGTTTAGTATAATTACCTGCTTCATTGACCTTACTCTTGGTCTTACCGCCTTTACCCATGCGGCATAGTTCAAGGTCTTTCGCATCGTTGCCAGTAGAAACTTTACCACCATGACCCATCTTGTGAGCAGAATCTTTCATAATGCTACCGTCAGGCATACGATGATACCCCGATGGAACCTTGCCGCCAGCAGCCATACCTCTGTATCCGTTGGCGTAAGCTGCGCGTTGCTGACGCTCCGCACCTGCACGGGTAGGGTAAACCTTACCTGAGCTTCCAAACTTGTAACCACCTTTTACTTTTTTGACTGGCATTCTGTTTCCCGTTAGCTGACTACCCATCTGTGCGCGAGAGATAGTCATGAACCTTTCTTCCATTTAGTTGAACTAGACTTTGTCTTGCTTGGCGACCACTTAACTTTATCGGCCCAGTAAGCTGCAGACATCTTGCCCTTGCTGATGTTCTTTGCGTGACGAGACTTAAAGGCTTTGCGCTGCCCTACAGTCTGGTTTGTCTTCACACCCTGCTGGCCAAAACGGATAGTCTTAACCTTATCACCTTGTTTAGCCACAACAATGTGTGACTTAGTTGGGTGATTCGGTGTGCGCTTGGGTTTGTTGTATCCACTAACCCCTGCACGTTTTAAGCGACTATCTTTCTTTTTTTCAGCCATGACTTACTCATAAAATACTGTTGCCGTTACGTTTGCTGGAAGTGAAACATAGATGCCATTCTTCGCAAGAATGCCGTCACCAGGGATGATTATATCTGTCATACCCTGAGACTTTTCATCTACCTCAAGAAGAACTGTGCCAGAAGCTGCGGAAGCGTTATCATAAAAGATGACATCTCCTGTTGCACCTGAAGCTGTGTTTACAACCACGCCACGCAACCTAGACCTTCTTGTCACCAAAGCCGCAGATGTGTGGCTATGTACAGATAATACGTCATTTCCAGCCATAACTTACCTCAGTTATAGAACACCGTCATAGCGGTGATGTTTGTAAACGCAGAAACATAGATGTCACTGACACGAATGCCATCAGACGGAATGTTTACTGAGTGAGAATCAGACGCAATAAAGTCTAAATCAAGAACTGTAGAGCCACCGTTACCATCAGTAATGGTTAGGCGGGGCGTTCCTGAAGCGGTAAGCACCTGAATCTGACGAATACGTGCAGGGCCAACACCCGCTGACCCCGTACCCGTTAAGCGTTTGGATTGTACATCAGAGCGCATCTATCAGTCTTTCTTTTTCTTAGGACGACCACGCTTCTTTTTAACAGGCTTTTCTTCCCACGCCTCATTTACATCAGGTGTAGAAGGATCATCTGCTTTCAGCGTACCGTCTGAGTTACGTGCGCGAACCTTTGTAGTCTTTAGTGGATTCCCATCTGGGTCAAGACCACGAGCCGCTAACTCTTCAACACTAGGTGGTTTCCATTTACTCATTGGTCACCCCCTTACGCTGCTGCGATTGTGCCGCCTGTGTCAGAACGCTTCCAGTTTGTTCCGTCAGAGAAAGCTATAATAGCAGAACCAGCCGCACCGTTAGAAACATAGATGATTGTTCCTGCACCCGCATCAGAAGCAGATGGTGCGCTCGCAACTGTGTAGGTTGGAACTTTAATGTCACCAATGAAACCATCAGTAGATGTCACTGGGCCTGAGAATGTAGTTGAAGCCATATTAATACCCTTTGCACAAGGTTTCGCCTAGCAGTCTGTGCAACGTCAGGTGGGGCGGAATCCTGTCTGCAAGGCTAATGTTGCCCCAAACGCAGAATAGCATACTCCAGAAAAAAAGAAAGGGCTGCGTTAACAGCCCCTTCCAAAAGTTCTATTGAACTAATTATGCACCTGGTGATCCGTAGATACCTAGTGGGTCAGATAAG